CTGGCGGGAAGAAACAGGTCTCAAAAATTTTGGGCGAAAAAAAAACCCCGAGCCGAAGCTCGGGGTTTTAGTGGAGTCGATTACTCGGCGTCCTTCAGTTCGATACCGGCCGCTTCCAAGTAGGATTTGACCAGTTCGATCAGGTCGCCCTCATCGTTTTCGAAGGCCGCTTGCAGGTCGGCGACGAAGCCGGCGAAGTCCTCATCGCGATAGCACGTGGCCAGTTTGTTGGCCAGTGATTTGGGCTCGCTGGCTTTGCCGCCCTTGCCCTTGCCGCCCTTCTTGGCTCGCTGGCCGTTCCAATCGCCGACCGGCTTGCCGTCGGCAACTGCCTTCTTGAAGGTCGGCAGGTAGGTTTTCTGAGCCGTGGACTGGCTCAGGCCACCTTCGACGCAACCGTCAACGAATGCCGTCGCAATCGCGCAGCCGGTGCCGTCCTTTTTGTAGGTGCCAACTTTGACTTTGCCCTTGTGCAACTCGGCGATCTTCAGGTTGATCGCTTCTTTGAATGCGGCCGCTTTGGTTTCGAGCCCCTTCAACTCCCCAAGGGCTTTGCCGATGGCGGAAGCGAGGGAAGCGAAGGACACGGGAGAAGCAACAGATTTGCTCATGGTAGGTTCCAGTCAGTGCAGGTTGATGATGTATGGCGGGTAGCACTATCCCCGATCCATGCTTCGCATTGTGCCACATCTTATAGGGAGTTGCACGGGATAGGGCTCATTCGTACTGTACGAACACGGGGAGACACCCCCACCCCCCAGATATACAGATTGGTACCATCGGCGGCTTGTGCTACTGTATTTCACACATCCAACACCACATTTATAGATTCCCGGACGCGCCTAAGTTACACCGCTATCCCAAAAGGCATAGTCGCTTCAACACTCTAAAACATCTTGGGGGGTACCCCCTCAACGCTAAATTTCCTAAACTTCCTATACCGCCATGGAAACACCCCCCGGGTAGGAGTCCCAACCTCCTGCCTTGCCCCCACCGATATATTTCTGCTACATTTCGCGCATCCCCGTTTTCCACGGTGCTATGTCTGACGAAATGATCTTGGTGACTCCTGAGTTGGATGTTCCGCCTCCATTTGATTGGTCGGCGGACGAGATCACGGACATCCGTGAGAGAGCCCAACGGGTTTTCAATACCGTCGAGTTTTTGCGGGCGAATGGTCTGGACGACGTGCAGATCACGGAGGCTGACCGCAAGGATGCACGTGCGGTGTTCATGGACAGCCCTGCTGCACCCCCAGAAAGCATCAACACCCCCGGCAAAGCGCTGATCCTGTCGGCCCTGCTGAGCGAATATGACTTCGATGTGGTGAGAAACGCGCAGCAACTGCGCAACTACATCAAGCTCAAGTACCTAGAACTGTCCAACAGCGGCAATCCGAAGATCGAATTGAAGGCGCTGGAGATGCTGGGCAAGCTCTCGGACGTGGGTGCCTTCACAGAGCGCATCGACATCAACGTCACGCACCGTACAACCGAGGAGTTGGAGACGGATCTGGCCAACAAGTTGTCCTCTTACCTCTCGGACATCATCGATGTGGACGCCAAAGAGGCCGCGCCCCTTACATATGACCCACTTCCGACCGCTCCTGCCGTGCAGGTGATCAATGTGGACGAGGAATTGGGCCTTGTGGGGGGTGAATTGGAGCCCGACGACGAGCAAAACGGTCAAATTGACCCGGAAAACGGGTAAAAATGGCCTCTCCGAGCCTCAAAACCTTCTTTGAGAACCCTCTGGTGAGGGAAAAAGTGCGTCATTTGACGCCAGACCAGCTTTTAGCGCTCATCAAGCGCTTTCCAAGGGATGAGCAGGAGGCAGTTGCTCAGATTTTGGAGGAGTTGCGCACCCGTGCCATGCGCGAGCAGGCTCAAGACCGGTTCATGGCGTTCGTGCACGAGGTCTGGCCCACATTTATCAGCGGTCGGCACCACAGGCGCATGGCAGAAGCGTTTGAATCGGTGGCAAACGGAGAGTGCAAGCGGCTGATCATCAATATGCCGCCTCGGCATACCAAAAGTGAGTTCGCCTCCTACCTGCTACCCGCATGGTTCCTCGGTAAGTTCCCCCATAAAAAGGTGATCCAGACCTCACATACGGCTGAACTGGCCGTGGGCTTTGGCCGCAAGGTGAGGAACTTGGTGGACTCGGAGGTGTACAAGCGCATCTTCCCGCATGTGGGGTTGCAGACTGACTCGGCAGCGGCGGGGCGTTGGAACACCAACTTTGGCGGCGACTATTTCGCTATCGGTGTGGGCGGTGCCGTGACCGGTAAGGGCGCGGACATCCTCATCATCGACGACCCGCACTCTGAACAGGAAGCGGCCATCGGGGCGTACAACCCGGAGGTCTATGACAAGGTGTATGAGTGGTACACCTCGGGCCCGCGTCAGCGTCTTCAGCCGGGTGGGGCCATCGTGATCGTGATGACTCGCTGGTCGCTGCGTGACCTCACGGCGCAGGTGCTCAAAGCCGCTGCCCAGAGGGGCGGAGAAGAGTGGCGCGTCATTGAGTTTCCGGCGTTGTTTGATGACGACAAGCCGCTGTGGCCCGAGTTTTGGAGTCAGCAGGAGTTGCTGGCGCTTCGGGAAGAACTGCCCACTGGCAAGTGGATGGCGCAGTATCAGCAGCAGCCCACCTCGGATACGAACGCCATCGTCAAGCGTGAGTGGTGGCGCTGGTGGGAGAGCGAGCGGCCCCCGCAGTGTGAGTTCATCATTCAGGCGTGGGACACGGCGCACGAGACCAAGAAGGTCAACGACTACTCCGCATGCACGACGTGGGGGGTGTTCTACAACGATGAGGATCGCGGGAACGCCAACATCATCTTGCTCAACGCCTACAAGGAGCGTCTGGAGTTCCCGGAGCTAAAGAAAAAGGCGTTTGAGGATTGGAAAGAGTGGGAGCCCGATGCGTTCCTCGTGGAGAAGAAAGCCTCCGGAGCGCCGCTCATCCAAGAGTTCCGGGCCATGGGTATCCCGGTACAGGAGTACACCCCCAGCAGGGGGCAGGACAAGATCACCCGGCTAAACAGCGTGGCAGATCTGTTCGCCTCGGGTAAAGTTTGGGCACCGCAGACGCGGTGGGCGGAGGAGCTTGTGGATGAAGTAGCGTCGTTTCCCTCCGGCGAGCACGATGACTTGGTTGACTCGATGACGCTGGCGCTCATGCGCTTTAGGCAAGGCGGGTATCTCAGGCTTCCGTCAGATGAGCCCGATGATATTCAGTGGTTCAAAGGACACCGGAGAGACCGGTACTACACCGTTTAAGGAGCCATCATGGCAACTGGATTGATTGATAAAGCGCTGTATGGTGCACCCCTTGGGTTGGACGCACAGGACAACTCGGCCCCGATCGAGATCGAGATTGAGGATCCCGAAGAAGTGCGCATTGGCATTGATGGCATGGAGATTGAACTCAAGCCGCGCAAGGAGACCGCAGAGGACTTCGACGCCAACCTCGTGGACTACATGGACAGCCAAGCTATTCAGGGGCTGGCCGAGGAGTTGGTCGAGGACTTTGAAAAAGATGTGGGTGACCGCCGCGAGTGGATCCAGACCTACGTCGAGGGCCTGAAGCTCTTGGGCCTGCGCTACGAAGAGCGCACTGAGCCGTGGAACGGGGCCTGCGGTGTGTTTCACCCGATGCTCACCGAGTCAGTGGTGCGCTTTCAGTCCGAAGGCATCATGGAGACATTCCCGGCCGCAGGGCCTGTGAAGACCACCATCATCGGCAAAGAGACCCCGGAGAAGGAAGAGTCGGCGGCGCGAGTGCGCGACGACATGAACTACCAGCTTACCGAGGTGATGACCGAGTATCGCCCCGAGCATGAGAAGCTGCTGTGGAACCTGCCGATCGCGGGTTCGGCGTTCAAGAAGGTGTACTACGACCCGGCCCTTGGCCGTCAAGCCGCATCGTTTATTCCGGCTGAAGACATTGTGGTGCCCTACGGCGCTAAGAATCTGGAGATCGCCGAGCGCGTCACGCATGTGATGCGCAAGACCGAGAACGAGATCACCAAGCTGATCGAGGCGGGCTTTTACGCAGATATAGATCTGGGCGAGCCGTCCCGCGAGATGGACGACATCGAGAAGCAAAAGGCCGAGGAGATGGGCATGACCGCCATCTCTGATGACCGGTACCGCGTGCTTGAGATGCATGTCATGCTGGATCTACCCGGCTTTGAGCACAAGAACAAGAAGGGCGAGCACACTGGTATTGCACTGCCCTACGTGGTGACCATCGAGAAGGGTAGCCGCAAGATTCTGGCTATTCGCCGCAACTGGTACGAAGGTGATGAACTCCACACCAAGCGAAACCACTTCGTCCACTATCAATACATCCCGGGCTTCGGCTTTTATGGATATGGCCTCATCCACCTCATCGGTGGCTACGCCAAGAGTGCGACGATGCTTATCCGGCAGCTTGTTGACGCTGGCACTCTGTCTAACCTCCCCGGTGGTCTCAAGTCCCGTGGACTTCGGGTTAAGGGCGATGACACCCCAATCGCGCCGGGAGAATTCCGAGACGTAGATGTCCCGTCCGGCTCGATCCGCGACAACATCCTGCCCCTGCCGTACAAGGAGCCGAGCCAAGTCCTGTACACGCTGTTCAACCAGATCGTCACCGAAGGCCGGGCGTTTGCCTCGGCGGGCGACATGAAGGTCAGCGATATGTCCGCGCAAGCCCCGGTGGGCACTACCCTTGCGCTGCTGGAGCGGCAGTTGAAAGTGATGGGCGCTGTGCAGGCGCGTATGCACTTCTCGATGAAGCAGGAGTTCAAGCTCCTCAAAGTCATCATCGCCGACTACACGCCGGAAGAGTATGACTACGAGCCGGTCGATGGCTCGCGCAAGGCCAAGAAGTCCGACTATGACTCGGTGGACGTGATCCCCGTGTCTGATCCGAACGCCAGCACGATGGCGCAGAAGATCGTCACGTACCAAGCTGCGCTGCAACTGGCGCAGACCGCGCCCCAGCTTTATGACCTGCCCCTGCTTCACCGCCAGATGATCGAGGTGCTGGGCATCAAGAACGCGGCCAAGCTCGTGCCCATCGAGGACGACATGAAGCCGATGGATCCCGTGACGGAGAACCAGCGCCTGCTCACCCAGAAGCCGGTCAAGGCGTTCATCGAGCAGAACCATCAGGCGCATATCCAGACCCACATGGCTGCGATCAACAACCCGAAGATCCAGCAGTTGATGCAGATGAACCCCGCAGCGCAGTCCATCATGGCTGCTGCGATGGCGCATATCAACGAGCACGTGGCGCTGGAGTATCGCCGTCAGGTTGAAGAGCAGATTGGCGTGATCCCCGATGAGGAGGAGAACGAGAAGGTGCCGCCGCAGATCGCGGATCAGATCGCCGTTGCAGCCGCACAGGCTACCACGCAGATCACGCAGCGGGACACGGCTCAGGCCAAGCAGCAGCAAGCTCAGCAGCAGATGCAGGATCCGATCGTGCAGATGCAGATGCAAGAACTTCAGATCAAGATGAAGGACTTGGAGCTTAAGGCGCAGAAACAAGCTACCGATGCGGCTGAGAAGGCCGACCGTCTGGAGCTAGAGATGGCGCGTATCGCGGCTCAGAAAGAGATCGCCATGATGCAGATCGCCGCCAAGCAAGAGACCGATGGGGCCAAGCTGGGTGTGGACATCGCTAAGTCTCGCGCACAGTCTGCGCAAACCGCGCAGGTTATGAACCGCCAACCTAACAAGAAGGAGAAGCCTTGAGTGACTACAGGGTGCTTGCCGTAGTGCAAGCGGAGATCGAGAAAATCCGCCAAGAGCAGATAGCGTTCTTGGCTGCGAGTCGCGCCGATACATTCGACGAATACAAAAAGGTCTGTGGGGTAATCCGGGGTCTAAGCCTCGCAGACTCAATCATCAACGACCTCGTGCAAAGAATGGAAAACGATGACGACTGAGTTCGACCTAAAGGCGATTGACCTATCTGGCGTGCTGAACAAACCCGCCGAAGAGAAGGCCAAGCAGTTGCCCGATCCGAAAACCTATCACCTGCTCTGTGTTGTCCCTGAGGCAATGGAAGAGTATGCAGATAGTGAGGTTGGGCTGATCAAGGACTCCAAGACCATGCACTACGAGGAGGTTCTGACCCCCGTGCTGTTTGTGATCAAGGTGGGCCCTGATGCCTATAAAGACACTACCCGGTTCCCCAGTGGGCCGTCGTGCAAGGAAGGTGATTTCGTCATCGTCCGCCCCAATTCAGGCACCCGCCTGAAGATCCATGGCCGAGAGTTCCGCATCATCAACGATGATTCGGTCGAAGCCGTTGTTGAAGATCCGCGTGGCATCACCCGCGCTGCTTAAAGGAGCTAAGTAATGGCAACCGCCAAGTTTGAATCCGGAGAAAAGTTCGAGTTTCCTGATGAGAAAGAGGCCAAAGAGAAAGAGGCCGCTTCTAAGAAGGAAGAGGACAAGCTAGAACTGGAGATCGAGGACGATACTCCCCCCGAAGACCGTGGCCGAAAGAAGGCCCCTCCGCCGGAGGAACCCCCGGAGGATGAGCTTTCATCTTACGATGAAAAGGTGCAGGCCCGCATCAAGAAGTTCACCCGTGGTTACCACGATGAGCGTCGGGCCAAGGAGCAGGCCGAACGCGAGCGGCAAGCCGCTGAAGAGTTCGCCCGGCAGGTCTGGGAAGAGAACAAGGCGCTTAAGCAGCGACTGGCTACTGGCAGCAAGGAGTACATCGAGACTTCTAAGGGCGCTGCGCAGGTTGAGCTTGAAGCCGCTAAGAAGAAATACCGCGCCGCCTACGAGGCCGGTAACGCCGATGAGCTTATTGCAGCGCAAGAAGAGATCGCCAAGGCCACGCTCAAGATAGACAAGGCAGCGGCTCTGCGCCCCATCGAGGTCGATGAGGAGGCTGAGTTCAAACCCGCCAAGGCTGCCAAGCCGCAAACTCCGCCGCAACCCAAGGTCAGCCCCCGTACCCAGCGTTGGATGGATTCCAACAATGACTGGTTCGGTGTGGATGAAGAAATGACGATGGCTGCGATGGGTATTGACAAGAAATTGCAGAAGGAATATGGTGCCGAATATGTAGGTACTGAAGAGTACTTCCGCGCCGTCGATAAGACGATGCGTAAAAGATTTCCTGAGTACTTTGACACTCAGAGCCAAGAGGACGATGACCCGCCTCCCCCGAAGAGGTCTGCCCCGGCAGAAGAGGATGAAGAACCTCCGCGCCGTGCTCAAAAGCCGTCTGTGGTTGTGGCTCCGGCCTCCCGCAGTTCGTCGCCTACCCGTATTAAGCTGAAGCAGTCCCAAGTTACGCTAGCCCGTAAGCTCGGGATTACTCCGGAACAATACGCCAAACAGGTTGCACTACTTAATCGAGGTGAATAATGGAACAGCAAGTCGAAACCCTAGCGACGGGCAACCGTCAAAACCGGCTCTCCCGTGAGCTTTCTGCTCGGGCGACTGCTCAGCGTCCTCAAGCATGGCGTCCTCCGGAGACGCTTCCTACCCCGGACGATCGTCCCGGTTGGAGGCACCGTTGGGTGCGGCTGAGCACCATGGGCACCGCTGATCCCAGCAACATCTCTTCTAAGTTGCGCGAAGGGTATGAGCCCTGCAAAGCAGAGGACTATCCTGAGCTAATGATGCACGCCGCCACTGAGGGTCGATTCAAAGGGTCGATCGAGGTTGGTGGTCTGTTGCTCTGCCGTATCCCGACTGAGTTTCTGGAACAGCGTATGAAATATTACGAGAACCAGAACGCCGCTCAGATGGACTCGGTGGACAACAACTTCCTTCGTGAAAATGATCCTCGGATGCCTCTTTTCTCGGAAAAGAAGACCAAGGTCACTTTCGGTTCTGGTTCTTAAATTTAGGAGTCTTGAATGGCTTATCCTACCGTTGACGCCCCGTACGGGCTGAAGCCGATCAATCTGATCGGTGGGCAGGTGTTTGCCGGTGCGACTCGCCAACTCGTCATTGCGAATACCGCTGGTACCGGCTACGGCACCAGCATTTTCTATGGCGATGTGGTGAAACTCGTCTCTGGTGGCACCATTGAAAAGGACACTGGCACCACGACCGCTACCCCGTGTGGCGTGTTTCTGGGTTGCCAGTACACCAGCGCTGTTACCGGCCAACTGACCTTCTCGCAGTACTACCCCGCGAGTCTGGCTGTTAAGTCGGGCACGACCATCAACGCCTTTGTGGCGGATGATCCGGATCAACTGTTCAAAGTCGTGCTGGTCTCCGGCACCACCGCTGACGGTAACGGTCTGGTTCCCACCTTCATCGGCCGCACTCTGATTGGTTCCAACGCTCAACTGGTGCAGAACACTGGCTCGACCGTGACTGGTGACTCCAAAGTCGCTATTTACACCGCTGCCGGTCAAACCACCACCGATACTCTGCCGATCCGGATCATTGATGTGGTGCCCGACACCGCCAACTCGTCCGGCAACTTCTGCGAAGTTATCGTGAAGTGGAACGCTGCTAATGTTGCTGGTCTGACTGGCGGACATCAGTATCTCAACCCGACTGGCGTCTGATCCAAGGAGTAAAAAATGGCTATTTCTCGCGCACAACTGCTGAAAGAGCTGCTCCCCGGTCTGAACGCCCTGTTCGGCATGGAGTACGCTCGTTACGGCGAAGAGCACAAAGAGATCTACGAAACCGAGACCTCTGAGCGTTCCTTCGAAGAAGAAACCAAGCTGTCGGGCTTCTCTGCCGCGCCGGTCAAGAACGAAGGCTCTGCCATCGCTTATGACAACGCGCAAGAGGCTTGGACGACCCGCTACACCCACGAAACCATCGCTCTGGGTTTCTCGATCACCGAAGAGGCGATTGAGGACAACCTGTACGACAGCCTGTCTGCTCGTTACACCAAAGCTCTGGCTCGTGCGATGGCGTATACCAAGCAGGTTAAGGCTGCTGCGGTTCTGAACAACGGCTTCTCCGCCAGCTACCCCGGTGGCGACGGCGTGGCTCTGTTCTCCTCGGCGCATCCGCTGGTCTCCGGTGGCACCAACAGCAACACTCCCGGCACCCAAGTTGACCTGAACGAGACTTCTCTGGAAGCCGCCGTTATTCAGATCGCCGCTTGGACGGACGAGCGTGGCCTGCTGATCGCTGCCAAGCCCAAGAAGATGATTGTTCCCCCGAGCCTGATGTTCGTTGCTAAGCGTCTGCTGGACACCGAACTGCGCGTGGCTACTGCTGATAACGACATCAACGCTATCAAGCAGATGGGCGCTATCCCCGAGGGCTACACGGTCAACCACTTCCTG